TAGGAGATAAAACATGGCAATATCACGATCACAACTAGTTAAAGAACTAGAGCCAGGTCTGAATGCACTATTCGGCTTGGAATATAAAAGGTATGAAAATCAGCATGCTGAGATTTATACTGCAGAGTCATCTGACAGAGCTTTCGAAGAGGAAGTAATGTTATCTGGCTTTGGAAACGCACAGGTGAAAGGTGAAGGATCTGGTGTATCATTTGATGAAGCACAAGAAACCTTCTCAGCTAGATATACTCACGAGACAGTAGCTTTAGCATTCGCGATTACTGAAGAAGCAATCGAGGATAACTTGTATGACAGACTTGCGTCTAGATATACAAAAGCTTTAGCGAGATCTATGAGTAATGCTAAACAAGTAAAAGCGGTTGACCCACTTATCAACGGATTTGGAACATTCAAATCTGGTGATGGCGTCGCTTTATTTAGCACATCTCACCCTACAGTAGCAGGTACTTTCAAAAATACTTTGTCTACTCAAGCAGACCTTAACGAAACTTCGTTAGAACAATCAATGATTGACATTGGTAAAATGACTGACGAAAGAGGTCTAAGAGTTGCAGCAAGAGGATTGAAAATGATCATTCCTTCTGAGCTTCAGTTTACAGCTGAGAGATTGATGAAATCTCAAGGTAGAACTGGAACAGCTGACAACGATATAAATGCAATCGTATCTATGGGTATGGTTCCTCAAGGTTATAGAGTGAACAATTACCTAACAGATACAGATGCGTTCTATATCTTGACAGACGTACCAAACGGTATGAAAATGTTCAATAGAGCTCCATTGACAACTGCAATGGAAGGTGATTTCGACACTGGCAATGTAAGATACAAAGCTAGAGAAAGATACTCATTTGGTGTATCTGACCCTAGAGGTATTTTTGCATCTCAAGGTGCGTAATAACTAAATTTATGGGGCCGCCTTAAAACGGCCCCATTTACACATAAACTGGTGAGATTCATGAAAAAATTTTTAGTACAGATATCTGCTTACAATTACTACACAAAATTCCATGTCCTATCCGAGGACAACCCACAATCACTTGAACAATCAATCCTTGACAAACTTGGAGAAAACAGTATAACGTGGGAGTATACGGGTGATATGTATGACGCCCGTAAACACAGAATAACCTATGAGGAGGTTATAGATGGACAACCACATCCAGGAGCTTTACCAACAGAAAAAAGCTCTAGACAACAAGTGGGAGCAGGAACATAAGAGTGAGGGAAGATACACTCTTAATATGGTCAAGATCGACAATAAAGTTAGAGAGTTGATCAACCATATAAAAATGGCAGAAGCACAAGCTGCACACAAAACTGCACCCGAAGTTTCTGTAGCTACTTAATAAAAAGCTACATCGTTGGAAAAATCCAATCCACATTACAGGCTCTCTTGCGCTCTATTCAAAACTAGTATATAGTTTTGTCACTATACAATTAATTAGAACATAGACGCGTATAGTCGACGGCCTAGAGACTATGTTCGGAAAACTAGGAGGATATAATTATGGCAAATACAACTTTTTCAGGACCGGTACGATCGGAAAACGGTTTTGAAGACATAACAAAAAACGCAACAACTGGTGCTATCACATCTAATGCATCTTATGGAAAAGCTATTAGAGGTGGTGTTCAGTCTTTATCTGGAGCTGGTGCAGTTGATTTAGATAATTTAATTACTGAGTTAACTACTACTGGAGCTGATGCATTAACTTTAGCTGATGGTACAACTTCAGGTCAAATTAAAATCATTAACATGATTGTTGACGGTGGAGACGGAACTTTAACTCCAGCTACTTTTGCAAACGGAACTACAATTACTTTCGATGCAGTAGGAGAGTCAGCTACTTTAGT